TCATTCCCACCAACCGCCTTCCTGTTTGTTTTTGTTGAAAGCCACTTAGTAGTCCTCGCCTGCTTCTATCGCCTTCATTCTCATTGTGTGGGCGCGAGTTTTCGGTCCGACTGGAGTTGGGGTTGACTGGTGAAACTCGTTTAGCAAGAGAGTCCGTACTAAATATTCAATCGGGAAACCGTATGGGTCAACTGCTCGTTTTTTTCGGAAAGCAGAAGCAAATTTTAATGCGTCCAAACGCATACCCGGTGTGAGCATGTGATCATCAATGCACTCCGAAACCCCTTCCCAACTTTTTGATGCATAATTTGAAATCAATGATTCAATATCGAAATCAGCCCAATATCTGCGTTGTGCATCTATCTGGGGGAAACAGCGGACAAGTTGATCATAGAACTCAGGTTCGGTAGCAACGACATCCCCAATCCTGCGAATAGCAACCGAATGTAAAGGAATCCCTACACGACTGTTGCTACCAGTTAATTCAGCCAAGTCATAATATTCGCAATACTCGGCTTTGTGTTCGTCAATAATGAATTTGAGAACATCTTCAGTTGTCCAATCGTAAATAACTTTTGCAAATTTTAATGGAATAGATTTTTGTAGCAAGAATGGGGAAACAATATAATTTTCGTGAAGTTTTTGAACACACGACCGATACCTGACCATTGACTCGTTTGCTCTGACACCCATAACGAAAGCAGTTCTACCTTTTTTGCCTTGCATGGTGTAGTAATCGACAAGATTTGGACAGGGCTTAGACGGATCTAGACCAAAATGTTCTGCCCTAATAGCCCACTCGGGCATCTCTCTAACTAGGCGACCTTCTGCTTTTCTTTGAGGCGACCACAACAAAACATACTCTCGTCTACCTAGAACCCAAATTTCTTGACCCGATGGAAGGCAATACCACTCCATGTCAACCCAGTCATACTGTCGAACTTTTTCAACAAAGGCGATTACTGACGGACTAACCATTTCTTCGTCACGAAAGATAACTTTTACTTTACCAAGATTTCTTTCCTCGTGAATTTCTTTTGCAAGATAGATAATTGCCGTGCTATCTTTGCCTCCAGAGAATTGATAACAAACGGTGTCAAAAGTGTCGTAGACATGACGCAACCTTTCTCTTGCCGCATCCACGCAGGATGTATCAAGAAAAAGTCGCTGTCTTGTCATTGCGGTAATTTTTAATCTTCAAAATCTGAAAAATTGTCTTCTCTGTTTATGTCTTCAAATTCCCATTTTCCATCAAGGGAAGCATAAAGCGCAAGATCAATTCTGGTTGGCTCCATCTCAAACTCCTCCATTAGGGACCACCATTTTTTGATGCAGTTTTGATAAAAGCCCTCAGATGAATTTCCGCCTAACGATAATTTGGCCATTCTTGTCACTTCATCAAGTTTTGCCGTGACGAAAAATCTAAACCGATCAATCTTTGTTCTTCGAATAGCAGAGTTTGCTGATGTTTCGGCGAGCAAGAGATCTCCCTCTTCCCCCAAGCCTTGATACTGACTTGAACGAATTTTTTCTTGGCGGTCAATCTCCTTAATCTGATCCTCAAGATTTGAGGAAAGATATTGAAGTGCGCGTCGCCATCTTTCAAGGTTTTCCGGCATCGCCAAATATTTTTTTTGTGCTTCGGTTGCTTTGTTTTTTACTTCTTCTGCGACAAGTCGCGAGAATGCTTCATCGTTCATTTCTTTTTACTCCATGCAGGACATATAGGTTTAAAGTGACACCATCCGCACAATACACCAACTTTGGTTTCAAAAACTTCCGTTTGGCATCGTTCGTCTATGGCACTTCTTATTTCCACTAACATTGTTTTTATTCTATTTATATCTTCTTGAGTTGGATCCTTGGTTAGTTTAACCCCGTCTTTAATGTAGAGCAACTCTAAGGTGCCGATCTCCTTCTCTTCAATTTCAGACAAGATAACCGCATAAATAAGTAGTTGGTCGAACTTGTCATCTCGGAATCGCAACTGAGGAACTTTGCCTGTTTTGTAATCCCCAATATTTATTTTTCCTTCTTTGACTACCCATCTGTCAATAAAACCTTTGATTTGAACGCCAAGCACAGAGTGATTTAGTTCTGTCTCAATACCGTCAAACTCAATTGCGTCAGACGGTTCCATCGCCATAAGGTTTTCTATGCAGTAACGCGCCCTTAACCTAAACTCATTGATACGAGTTTTGTTACCACGATAAATATTGATAACTTCTTCAGAATAGTTATCCCAAATAGAACGAAATAAAGTCCGAGCACCTAAGACTGTTCGCTGTGATGCATCAAGACGATAGAACTCTTCCAAAATGGAATGAACATAATTGCCGAGCAATGTATGCTCTGTTGCGGGTTCTTTAAGCCCATCAATCCGAGAAAGTTTGTACTTATACGGACATTGTTGAAATGTGCTTATTGAACTTGGTGAGAGATATTCAGGAGCATTGAGCACATTAGTCAATATCTTTGAGAGGTGGCATCTCGGGAGATTTGGTTTTTTTAGGTGTTGGCGCTTCCACGACAACCGATCCTTCAAACTGATAAGAAATTAGTTCCGTGATAAGCACATCAAGTTCTTCTTCGGTGAACTCTGATGGCTTAGGGACAGGGCGACCTCTGCCATAGTTGGACCAAAAACTTTTAATCTTTGCTTTATTTTCATCTTTGGCTTCAAGTAATGTTTTGAACTGCACATATTTGGGAGAGACAACAGGTGCTAAAGATACAACCGCAGTGGCTTCCATTGCTTGCTCTATCTCAATTGCCTCTTCTGAACGGGCAAGATACAAGCAAATACCAAGAGTTTGAGCCGCTTTTTTCAAGGCGTCCGAAACCGCACCTTTAACTTCGTCCCCAATATCAACAGGGTCACCATTTTTAGACATCTTAATTTTCTGTCCACCAACGCCATCACGAGTGACGGTATTGCCTTCAATTGTTGCAACGACAGAAACTTGAGCAACGATTGATGTTCCAAGTTGTTGCCAATTCTTGACGGTGAACGACCAATTTTCCACGCCAAGAACTTTATTCATGCGGTTGATAACTTCACTAATTGGCACATAGACCAAGTTTGCGCCACCCTTGTTAAGGCGTTTTTCCATTTCGGGTGGAAAAGATTCTGTGAGTTGTGAATAGATGTTATTCATTATTGTTCCTTTCTTACGATGATGCTTGTTTTAAGTTCGCCTACTTCGCAGTATTGATCTGCGTTAATCCCCAATTTTGACAACTCTTTTATGCGCCAATAAGAGGGCTGTACATAATCAAGAAGTTTCATGGCAACTTCGTTGGATGACATGACAACTTCGCCCGTATCCATATCCACAGACAAATCATTGAGTCTTCGTAAAACCTCAGAAGCAAGATCTTCGTGCTTCCATCCCTTGCGATCAAACGCCGATTTCTTCTCAATCTTTTGACCATTAGATGCTGTTGCTTCATCAATCTCAATTTTATTTGCAAACAAATTTGAATATTGCGTGAACATAGAAGCAATATCACCTTTGATTGAGTGAAGCAAGACAAGGGTGTCATACCATAGTTGCTCATCGTCTGTTTCTAAATTTTGTAAAGCGCTTTCTTCTACCGCCATTAGCGCTTTGCGGAATTCAAGGAAAGGCTTAAGCCTGTCAACATTTTTAAAAGGGAATTCGCTCATACGAGTGAAGGGATTTTTGAGTTAAGTGAAACAGAAATTCTGACCAAAGTTTCAATGCTTGGAGAAAAGTGACCGTTCTCGATTCGGTTAATAGTCTTGCGATCAATGCCTGCAATTTCTGCTAAACCCTCTTGGCTTAGTTCAAGATTTTTTCTTGACTTTTTCACCCATTCAGCAATTACATCTTTGCTTTGATTAGTGGCAGTTTTTAACTGCGTTTTGGTTGGGGATTTATACGCTTTATTCATTGGTTTAATCCTCTCGGCAATAGTGGTATAGGTTTACCTAGACGATGATAGTGGCTCTTTTTCTTTGAGGCAACCCCAAGCCAGTTAAAAATGTAAACGCGCCGACCGCAGAGTCAACTTGGTCATCATGGGTACAAGCCTCGGGGAACGAAGATATTTCGTCAAGCCAGTCAGTAATCCATTTGCCTCTAACAAGACGAACATTGCCGTTAGCAACCGCAGCGGAAAAAGGTCTTGCTCTTGTCTCTTTGTCGCCTGATGAACGAATCCCCTGCAAATCCCAACCTGGAACAACATATCTTGCATATTGGTCAATCAGCGCTTTACCCGAGGAACCCGGTTCTTGCTCCATTCTAATAGCCACGGCTTT